GGCTTGGGAACAAAGATTGCTCGACGCCAAGTTCCGCGGCGTGACCTTCGACTGCCAGTTGTGGGATGACGATTGGGAACGCCATGCAGTGGAGCACACGCGCCCCTTTGTGGACGGCGCGGAAATGGAGGACTTGGGGCGCGGCGCGCGGCGCATGCGCATCAAGGCCATCTTTTTCGGCGACGACTATGAGGACCGGCTTGAGGCTTTCCTGAAGGTGCTGGACGAGCCCGGCCCTGGCGACCTGGTGCATCCGGTGTTCGGGCCGCTTAAGGCCCAGGTGGCCACCCCGCATGTGCACCACGAGGCCGAGAATGTGGACCAGGCCGAGGTGGAGGTGACCTTTGCGGAGAGCGCCCTCGGCGCGGCGTTGTTCACGTCCAGCAAGCCGGGACAGAAGGCCGCGGCCGTGGCCACCAAGTCCAGCTCCGTGCGGGAGGCCGCGGCTTCGGCCCTGGCCAAGGCCGTGGCCGTTTGCAAAAACATTACGGCCATGAGCCGGGCGGGCCTGCGGGTCATCGCCGAGCTGAAGGCCATGGTGGACACCGTGACCACCAGCGGGGCGGGCATCACCAGCATTCCCCGCGCCTGGGCCAGCGACGTGGCCAGCCTCATCGCCAGCGTCGTGGATCTGAAAAGCTTCAGCTCGTCCTCGCTCGTGTCGGACTGGAAAAGCACGGTCGCCATACTGAATTCGGCGATCCTTTCGCTGACCTCGAACAACTCGTCGGCCACCTCGTCCGCGTCTTCCGGCTCGGGCGGCTCCAGCGATGCCACCCTGGCCCTCACCCCCGGCGACGAGCTGGACAAGGTGCGGGCGCATGTGGAGCTGGAGCGCGCGCTCGGCATCGCCGAGGCCACGCAAGCCGTGCTGGAATCCGAGGCGGACACCCCGACCCTGACGCCGGACGAGATTGAGGCCGTGACGGCGACCACGCGCGAGCGCCTGCAAGCGAGCATCGACACCTACCGCGCCCTGTACGGTCTGGAGGAACACCGCCCGGTCACCGAGGGACTGAAGGACGTTGCCGCCGCGGTGCAGGCCGCAGCCGAGGCCATTTTGGAGGCCAAGCCGCCGTTGGTCGACCACACCCTGGCCGCGCGCACCTGCCCGCGCCTGCTGGCCCACCAGCTTTACGGCGACCACACCCGCGCGGCCGAGATCCTGCGGCTGAACGCCCTGGCCGACCCCAACTTTCTGACCCCCGGCGAGGTGCTCCGTGTCTACGCAAGCTAAATCGTGGCAGGCGGAAAATGAGAAGGTCGCGCTCCTGGTGGCGGGCAAGGCCCACGACGAGTGGAACGGCTACGAGGTGGACTCGGACCTGCTGACCCCGGCGGACGCCTGGCGCGTGCGCCTGGGCCTCTCGGAGGACAGCTCGCTGCCTTCGGACGTTGTGCCGGGCGCGCCCTGCGAGCTGCGCGTCGGTTCGGACCTGGTGATGACCGGCCGCATCGACGACGTGCGCGTGCGCGTGGACAAGCGCGGCCACTCGCTGGAGATCCTGGGCCGCGACGGCGCGGCGACCCTGCTCGACTGTTCCGCCCCGCTGGTGGGCGGCCGCAAGCTCGGCCTGGAGGACATCATCACCCGCGTGGTGCGGCCCCTTGGCATCGTCCGGGTGCGCCTGGCCATGTCCATGGGCGTAGCCCGCCAGCGCGAGAAGGTGACGGTGGAGCCAGGCGACACCGCCTGGGACACCCTGGCCCACGTGGCCGAGGCCAACGGCATGTGGCCGTGGATGGACCCGGACGGCACGCTGGTCATCGGCGGCCCGGACTACTCCGACGCCACCAACCCGGCCGTGGCCACCTTGTGCCTGGCTCCGCGCAAGGCGGGCGAACTGGGCATCACCAACGTGGCCAGCCTGGAGCGCCGCGAATCCGTGGCCGAGCGGTACAGCACCATCACCGTGCTGGGGCAGACCCACGGCACCGAGGCCACGGAAGGCAAGCACGGCCTCAAGTCCTCCGCCGTAGACCCGGACCTGGAGGCTATCTGGCCGCGCCGCAAGATCGTCACCGACTACGAGGCGGACAGCGTGGCCGTGTGCCGCTCCCGTTCCCAGAAGCTCCTGGCGGACGGCCGCCTGAAGGGCTTTGAGCTGCGGGGGGAGGTGCAGGGGCACCGCATCAACGCGCCGGGCATGCCCAGCCACGGCAAGCTCTGGACGCCTGGCCAGCGGGTGCAGGTCATCGCCCCGCCCGTGGGCTGCGTGGGCACCTATTTTCTCATGGCGCGCACCTTCGTGCTTTCGCAGAGCGAGGGTACCATGACCCGCCTTTCCCTGCGGGAGGACAAGGTGTGGATCTTGGAGGCCCACCCGCACAAGCGCAAGCACCGCAAGGGCAAGAACTACGCGCCGGAAATCGCGGACGAGGCGGGCGACGTATGAAGAAGCTCATCATGGAATGCGTGCAGCGTGCCCTGGCCGGTCTGCGCCTGGCCTACCGCGCCAGGCTGACCGCCCGCGCGGACGGTGCCGGTGTGCAGCTGCTCCAGGGCGATGCCCTGGCCGGGGAGACCATGCAGGCGGCCGAGCTGTTCCAGCACTTCGGCTTCACCAGCGGCCCCCCGGCCGGAACGCAGCTCATCGTGCTGCCCCTTGGCGGGCAGAGCGCGCACAGCGTGGTCATCGCCACGGAAAACGGCGCCTACCGGATGGACGTGAGCAGCGGCGAGGCCTGCGTTTACAACATGTGGGGCGACAAAATCCACCTGAAGCAGGAGCGCATCGAAGTGGAGACCAAGACGCTGGTGCTGAAGGCTGCCGAGCAGGTCATCTTCGAGACGCCCTCCATCACCATGCAGGGAACGGGCGGCGGCGCGGCGGCGGCCAGCATGACGGGCAGCCTGCACATTACCGGCGGCATCACCTCCGACGCGGACATCGTGGCCCAAGGTATCTCCCACACGAAGCACGAACACCCCGGCGACAGTGGCGGCATAACCGGCCCGCCGATTGCGAGCTAGACCATGGCGGACGCACTGCTTGACCCCTCCACCGGCAGCTACACGCTGACCGACGGCAGCCTGACCCCGGACCCGGCGCGCGGCCTGGGCAACGCCGTGTATCTGCGGCTCATGACCCCGCTGGGCAGCTATTGGGCCGACGCCGACCTGGGCTCGCGCCTGCACGAGCTGGAGCGGGAGAAGGATCTGGCGCGCGTGGCCCAGCTGGCCAAGAAGTACAGCGAGCAGGCGCTTCAGCCGCTCTTGGATGACGGCCGCGCGAAGGCCATCGCCGTTTCGACCGAGCGTCTGCACGACGGCTGGCTGCGCCTGGGCATCGGCGTCACCGACGCGGGCGGCCGTGAACACCTGTTCAACCACCATGTGAGGGTCATGTAATGGGCTTCACCCCCAAGGAATACGCGGACATCAAGGCCGACTATCTCCGCGACATTCAGAGCCAGCAGCCCAACGCCACCGTCACCACGGATTCGGACTTCGGCGTACGCGCCGGAGCCACGGCCGCGGCCGTGGAGGGTTTGTACCAGCATCAGGCGTGGATCTCGCGCCAGGTGTTCCCGGACACGGCGGACACCGAGTACCTGGAGGAGCACGCCAGCAACCACGGCCTGACGCGCAAGAGCGCCACCACGGCCAGCGGCGCGGCCACCTTCGCGGGCACCGTTGGCGCGGCCATCGCCGTGGGAACGGAGGCCAAGACCACCGCCGGGCTGGCCTTCGTCACCTCGGCTGCAGCCACCATTGGTGTGGACGGCACGGTCAGCGTGGCCGTTTTGGCCGGGGCCGCAGGCACGGACTACAACCTGGACGCGGGCACCGCGTTGACGCTCACCAGCGCGCCTTCCGGCGTGCAGGGGGCCGCCACGCTCACCACCGCCACCACGGGCGGCATGGACGCTGAAACAGACGCCGAGCTGCTGGCCCGCGTGCTCGACGTGATGCAGAGCCCGCCCGCCGGTGGCAACAAGGCCGATTGGCGGCGCTGGGCTATGAACGTGGACGGCGTGACCGAGGCCTATGTGTTCCCCCTGCGCCGGGGTCTGGGCACGGTGGACGTGTGCGTCACCTCCGCGGGCGGCCTGCCCTCGGCGGAGATCCTCGCGGCCGTGACCGATTACCTGGACAGTATGCGCCCGGCCACGGCCTCGGACTTCCAGGTGCTGGCCCCCAGCCTGGTGGACGTGAACGTGACCGCCCAGGTGGTGCTTTCCGGCCTCACCCTGGCCCAATCGCAAACGGCAATTGAGGCGGCCCTGGGCGTGTACTTCGCCACCCTGGAGCCCGGCGATACCGCATATCTCTCCCGCATCGAGACCGCCATCAGCGGCGTCACCGGCGTGGTCGACCGCAAGGTGACCAGCCCGGCCGCCAGTGTGGAGGCGGGCGAGATCCAGTGGCCGCGCCTGGGCACCGTCACCGTGGAGCTGTTGGCATGAGCGGGCACGCGGAACTTTTAACGCTGCTCTTGCCCAAGCCCTACGAGGCTACGGGCGAGGTGCTGGCCGCCAGCCTGGCCGCCGAGGGCGCGGCGCTGGACGCCGCCCACGCCAGCGCCCTGGTGGTGGCCGAGGCCATCAGCCCGGCCGGGGCGGACGGCCTGTGGCTGGCGGATTGGGAGCGCGTGCTGGGCCTGCCGGACACCTGCGCGGGCGGCTACGCCCAAACCCAGGCCGAGCGCATCGCCGCCGCCCTTTCCAAGATGCGCCAGTGCGGTGGGCAAAGCCGGGCCTACTTCATCGGCGTGGCCAAGGCCCTCGGCTACGACATTACGATTGAGGAGCACCGCGTGTTCACCAGCGGGTCAACCTGCGGGAGCCCCATTTACAACGAGCCGTGGCGCTTTGTCTGGACCGTGCGCGCGCCGCAAACCACCGTGCGCCGCTTCACCACGCGCAGCGCCAGCGGCGAGCCCCTGGCCAGCTGGGGCAACACCCTGCTGGAGTGCGTCATCAACCGACTGAAGCCCGCCCACACGCACGTTATTTTCGCCTACGGCAACAATTAGGA